CACTTATAGCTTTTTTGGCAGGAAGCGTCGTCTTATCAATGTGTTCTCCACAGATAAGGGAATTGCTGCCCACGAGGTACGTTCCGGAATCAATGCAGAAGTACAATCTTTAGCAAGTGATATGAATTTATTTGGCGCAATGGATACTGCTAATGAAATCAAAGCTAAAGGTATAGATGCTAAAATATTCATGTTAGTACATGACTCAATTGTAGCCTTAGTTAAAGATGAGTGTGTAGAAGAATATTGCGAAATCTTGAAAAGAAATACTCAAAAAGATCGTGGTTGTTCTATTCCAGGTTATCCAATTGGCGTAGATCAAGAAGTAGGACAGGATTATAGTTTTGGAAAATTTGATAAACAGTATCTCGTTGAAGGACATAGCTTATCCAGTATTTAAGTTAGGATTAAGTAAGCCTGAAACTATGGATAAAGTAGTTTTTTACTTATACCAATACGAGTCTGACGATAATGAAACTATTGCAAAGCTAAAAATAGTAGACGATTTAAATATAGACAAAGATAGTTTAGCACTTAGAAGATTAAAGTTAAAATCTGAAGGTGCTAACCTATTCAAAATTAATAAAGCTGTATATTTTATTGGCGACTTAATTAAGATAGCTACACCGCATACGTGGTTTATAGACTCTAATGGTAAAGTATTTAAATATGCAAAAACTACTAAAGCTAAACTTAAATTTCATAAAATAAAAGCATTAATACCAATAAAAGGAGGCGGAGTAATAATAGAAGTAGAAGATCTAAATACTAGATTTAAAGCTCTGTATACTCCCGAAAGCATGAATAGATACGCAGGAATTTTACATTATGGTAAATCTTTGATTTTATATGGCTTTTATGATAAGGCATATGAAGAAACTTGGAGAAAGATTTAATGCCTAAAGCAATTATATCAAATAAAATTTACCTAGAAACCACAACTGAATTAGCACAGAAGTTAATTAAAACTCTTACTTATAAAATTCGTAGAAATATTCCTGGTGCTAAGAGTCATTTTATTCAATTTGACATAGTTAAGAATTATAAAGTACTACCTAAGGGTGTTATGTCTATACCTGTGGGTAGAATAGATTTAATTCCTGAAGGATATGAAATATCAGACAAAAGAATAATAAATGAGTTACCATTTCCTAACCCTAAGTTTCCGCTAAGAGGAAGTCAGCTTGACGTATATAATGAGGTTGATGATACTTGCTTTATTAATGCAATGGTAGGATGGGGTAAAACTTTTACCGCCCTACATATAGCTAGAAAACTAGGTCAGAAAACACTTATAGTATGTCATAACACTATGCTGAGAGATCAGTGGATAGAAGAAGTTGAGAAATTATATGCTATGCCTGTAGGAGTAATTGGCTCTGGTAAATTTGACATAGATCACTCAATAGTAGTAGGAAATATACAGACTTTAGTAAAGTTAACGCCACAAATTGCAAAAGAGTTTGGCACAGTAATAGTTGATGAAGCCCATCACTGCCCAGCTAGTACTTTTACCTCTTTTATTGATAGTATGCACGCCCGCTATAAAATTGGTCTTAGCGGTACTATGCAGCGTAAAGATGGTAAACAGATACTATTTAAAGACTTCTTTGGTACAAAACTATATCAACCTCCACAGGAAAATACTCTTACTCCTACAGTACAGGTTATTAAAACAGGTATTTCTCTTTCACCTGGAGAACCTTGGGTTAAAAAAATAAATAATCTATTATACGATTCAGATTACCAACATTTTATAGCTGCTGCTGCTAAAATACAAATTGATAAAGGACATAAAGTCCTTGTTATTGCAGATAGGGTAGAATTTCTTAAACAAGTAGGAGAACTAATTGGTGAAACGTGTGTGTGCATTGTTGGTGGGACAACCTTTGAAGAAAGAATCCTACTCAAAGAACAAATTGAATCAGGAGAAAAAAGTTGCATTGCTGGAAGTAGGCAGATTTTCTCAGAAGGTATATCAGTTAACATCCTTAGCTGTGTGATACTAGCTGTACCAATAGCAAATGACGGGCTATTAGAGCAGATTATTGGACGAATAATGAGACAACATGAAAATAAGTTATCTCCATTAGTGGTAGATATGATGTTTAGTGGTGTAAGCGATAGAAAGCAAAACAAAGATCGCATAGCATTTTATATGAGAAAGGGCTGGACGATACTAGGCTTATGAAAAATACACTTGCAAACGTATTCCAATAATGCTATAATATGTATTCCAGCGATAATTATGGCTTTGTTCTTTAACTTGAAAACTCTTGAACAACAATCAAATGGTGATAGTAGTAGTTTTATGGCAATGCTAGAGTATCACTACTCTAAAAGATTACCTTATAAATATTCTAAACATAAACCTAGTAAAGTATCACTGGCTGGTAACTGTTTTATTTTAAATCCAGAAGCACTATTTGCAGACAAATCAACAGATATATTATTTAAAATTCAATATATCAAACTAGCTGCTAGGCGTGACTATAATTTATATAAGCAGTACAATTATCGGGCACTACAAAAATCATACTACCCTGATATAGACTATACTTCAATCAAATACAATCCGTTATTAATAATAACAAATACAGAGATACTCTTTAAATACGAGGAAAATTAAAAAATGGCATTAGCTTTTTCACAAACCAAAGGTAAAGCAATCAAAAAATCTTTTGATGCTTATGAATATAAGGACGGAGAAAACACTGTTCGAATTGTTGGAGGTATTTTACCCCGCTATGTTTATTGGCTCAAAGGTACAAATGCTAAGGATATTCCAGTTGAATGCTTAGCGTTTGACCGCGAAGCTGAAAAGTTCAACAACAAGGAATATGATCATGTTCCTGACTACTTCTCAGATAAAAAATGTTCTTGGTCTTATAGCACAAATTGCATCGATCTAAAAGACGGTAAAGTCAAAATCTTAAACTTGAAAAAGAAATTGTTTGAACAAATTTGTCAAGCAGCAGAAGATTTAGGCGATCCTACTGATACAGATAGTGGATGGGATGTAGTATTTAAACGTGTTAAGACGGGCCCCCTGCCTTTCAACGTTGAATATACTCTTTCAGTTCTACGTTGCAAAAAGCGGGCACTTACTGAAGCTGAAATAGAGGCTGCAACAGCTTCTGAGAGTATTGATGTGAAATATCCTCGTCAAACTCCAGAAGAAGTAAAAGCCACACTGGAACGTATCTTGAAGGGGCCTGCCGGAGAAGAAGCAGCAGACTCAACAACGGATAACGAAGCAGTTAGCGATCTAGCACATTAATAAATAAGCCCCTAAGTATTAGTAACTTAGGGGCTTTTTTCACTATAAATTATGAAAGTTTTATTTACAGCAGATATTCATATTAAACTAGGTCAAAAAAACGTCCCAATTGATTGGGCTAAAAGTAGGTATGATAAGTTTATAAAGCAACTATCTACTCTACAACAAACCTGTGACCTTTTAGTATTAGGCGGCGACGTATTTGATCGTATGCCAACAATGGATGAGTTAGAGGTTTATTTTGACCTTATAGCATCTATTTCAATACCTTGTATTATATATGCAGGTAATCACGAGGCATTAAAGAAAGATACAACATTCTTTACTAGCCTTAAGCGTAGTACTCAGAGACTTAACTCAAAAGTTACAGTTATAGACGACTACTACTCACTAGAAAATATGGACTTTATTCCATATAACAAATTGAAAGATTTTACTCCTAATGATTTTACTGGTAATATTCTTTTTACTCATGTACGTGGGGAAATCCCACCGCATGTAAAACCTGAAGTTGACCTAGATATATTTAATCGTTGGAACGTAGTATTAGCTGGAGACTTACATAGCTATGAAAATTCACAGAGAAACATTTTATATCCTGGCAGCCCTTGTACTACTAGTTTTCATAGAAATAGAGTTAATACGGGTGTCCTCTGTTTTGATACTACTACTCTTCAACATGATTGGTTACATCTCGAACTACCTCAGCTAATACGTAAAACTATTAGGGCTGGAGATGAAATGCCTGGCACTGACTACGACCATACCATATACGAAGTTGAAGGTGACATGAGCGAGCTGGGCGCCATGGAGGACAATACGCTTATAGATAAAAAAGTAGTTCGCAGACAAACTGATACGGCTCTTATACTTGACCCTAGCATGACCCTAGCCGCAGAATTAACTGAGTACTTATTATATATTTTGCAACTTCCAGATAATACAGTTCAAGATATAGTACAAATCTTAAACAATAACTTAGATAAGATTACTACAGAATGATTATATTTAAAGAAATTAGATGGAGTAATGCTTTCTCATATGGGCCTAATAATGTAATAAGATTAGATACTGCCCCACTGACACAAATTGTTGGTAAGAATGGACACGGTAAAAGTTCAATAGCTTTAATCCTTGAAGAAGTCTTATACAACCAAAACTCCAAAAAAATAAAGAAAGCAGATATACTTAATAGATACACACCTGATAAAAACTACTCAATAGAGTTAGATTTTAATAAAGATGGTGCAGAATATACAGTAAAAACTTCAAGAACTAATACATCTACAACTGTAAAATTATTTAAAGACAGTATAGATATTAGTAGTCATACTGCAACTAATACATATAAATCTATTGAAGATATAATTGGTTTTGATCATAAAACTTTTAGTCAAATAGTATATCAAAGTAGTGTTTCTAGTTTAGAATTTTTAACAGCAACAGATACAGCAAGAAAGAAATTTTTAATAGAATTATTAAATCTTTCTATGTATACTAGAGCATCTGAGTGTTTCAAAGAACTTACCTCAGATATGAATAAGAAAGTAGATGCTATTCAAGCTAAACTTTCAACTGTACGTAGTTGGTTATCTAAATATGAAAAAGAAGACTTATCCCTCAAAGAACTAGAAGAAGAAATAGATCCACCAACAGAACAAGCTTCTAAATTAACTCTATCAAAACACGAATTATTAAATATAGAAACTACTAATAAAAAGATTGTTCAGAATAATACGTACAAACAGATTATTAACAGTATAGTACTTGATGATCCTGCTCCACCTTCTATAGATGACAGTTTTCTTAATGCTTTAAAAGTAGAATTATCTAGTAAAGAATCAAAACTTAGAGAAGGCATGGCTCTATCTAAAAAGTGTCTGGGTCCTACTATTAAGTGTCCAACTTGTTCTCAAGATATGGATAATAGCACTATGTTTACTTTAGTAGAACAATTTAAAATAGATAAAATATCCCTTGAAAAAGATATTAAAGGTCTAAACGCAAAAATAGAGACCTCTGAGAGTATTATTTCTAAGTATAAAGCACATCAGAAAAAAGTAACTGAGTGGGAAAAATATTATTCTTTAATAGATAACGATATAACTAGTGAGTTATTAAATAAAGATGAACTATCTAGTAAGATTATTGGTTTAGAAAAATCTATAAACGAAGTTAATAGTGCCCTTGCTAAAATTAGAGCTAAAAATAAAACTGTTAATGAGCATAACTCTAAGGCAATAGTTATTAGTAGTCAAATGGCAGATATGAGAGTAGAACTTGGAGAGTATTCTACAGAATTATCAAAGTATACAGCAGAGTTATCTAATTTACAAGTATTAGTTAAAGCGTTCTCTACTACTGGATTAGTAGCATACAAAATAGAGTGTTTAGTTAAAGATTTAGAAAGTCTTACTAACGAGTACTTAGCCGAGTTAGCTGATGGTAGATTTCAGTTAGCATTTAAAATAGCTTCTTCGGATAAACTAAATGTGGTTATTATTGACAATAGTCATGACGTGGACATCCTTGCTCTTTCTAGTGGCGAGCGTGCTCGCGTTAATGTGGCTACTTTGCTGGCTATTCGTAAACTTATGCAGACGTTGTCTAACTCTCGCACTAATTTACTTATACTCGACGAAACTGTGGAAAATCTTGATGCAGAAGGTAAAGAAAAGTTGATTGAAGTTCTATTAAAAGAAGAAAGTTTAAATACTTTCTTAATATCTCATGGATTCTCACATCCTCTACTAGAAAAACTACAAATAGTTAAACAACGCAATATGTCAAGGATAGATAATGGTTGATAGTAGAGAAAAAGGCGCTAGGGCTGAAACATTAGCTAGAGACGCCCTTAGAAAACTATCTAAATTACAATGGGAAAGAACGCCAGGGTCTGGCGCTCTTGACCCTAAACATTTGCTAAAAGGAGACTTGTATATACCTGGTGAGAAAAATCTTTATGTAGTAGAAGTAAAACATTACGCAGAAGATCATCTTACTAGTGCCCTACTTACTCATAAAAAACCACAATTCTTTGAGTGGTGGGAGCAGGCAGTAAGGCAGGGTAAACAAGTAAAACAAAAACCTTTACTTATATTTAAATTTGATAGATCTAAGCTATTCGTAGGGTATGAGGATGTACCTTCTGGCGTATACAACTATATGTTTGTAAATGCCCATGGGTACGAAGTATATATTAGTCTCCTAGAAGATTGGTATGAGAACGAGCAACCAAAATTTATCGCTTGACAAAGGTCACTAGATTTGGTATAATATACACATGACAAAAACATTTGAACAACTAAACCAGTCTGACCCTAAATCGTTAATGATTTTGGATTCCCTGAACCTTGCCTTTCGCTATAAGCACTCAAAGGCAGTAGATTTTGCCACAGATTATATGAGGACTGTTGAAAGTCTCCAGAAATCTTACAAAACTAAAAAACTTATAATTGCAGGTGATATGGGCGCTAGCTCATATCGCAAGGCTCTTTATCCTCTATACAAGCAGAATCGCAAAGATAAGTACGCTAATCAAACCGAAGAAGAAGCTGCCGAGTTTGAGGCATTCTTTGAGGAAGTGCAAGTTATACTTTCAAGATACGAAGATGAGGGTAAATTTCCTGTTCTTAGATTTCCAAACGTAGAGGCAGACGATATTGCTGCCTATATAGTATCAAAACACAAACGTTACAATATTAACCAAGTATGGTTAGTGTCCTCCGATAAAGATTGGGACTTGCTAGTAGCTCCTGGAGTTTCACGTTTCTCATACGTTACTCGTAAGGAGATAACTCATGATAACTGGGATACGCATTACGAGTGTACGCAAGATGAGTATATTTCTCTTAAATGCCTTATGGGTGACTCAGGCGACAATGTTATGGGCGTTCCTGGTGTGGGGCCAAAACGTGCGCTTCAGCTTGTCCAAGATTATGGTAGTGCTTATGACATTATCTCAGCTTTGCCTATCAGTAGTAAGTATAAATATATTGCCGCACTTAATGAGTTTGGTAGTGAAGGCTTAATGCTAAACTACAAATTAATGGATTTAGTTACCAATTGCGAAGAAGCAATTGGTGAAGAAAATTGTAAAAATATTAACAAAGTAATGGACTTTTATTTAAATGAAGATATTAGTTAAAACAGACGACGTTAGAGCAATACCCTTTAGAGCACACCCTACAGATGCAGGTGCAGACTTATTCTCTAATCAAGATATACAGCTGTATCCAGGTGAAACAAAATTAGTAGATACTGGTATTGCTGTTAAAATTCCAGAAGGTTATGTAGGTTTAGTATTTAACCGATCATCGCAGGGTAAGATTCATGTATCTATACCACACTCAGTAGGTGTAATTGACTCAGACTATCGTGGTAATATTAAGGTATTACTACAAAATAATGGTGAAGACCCCTACTTTATCTCTCGTTATACAACTAGAATAGCTCAACTTGTAATCGCACCAGTAATGTTAGCAGAATTTCAAAATTGGAATGCTACTGAGCCATGGGACGATACTAGTAGAGGTAGTGGCGGATTTGGAAGTACTGGTTAATTTAAAAAGGAAATAAAATGATTAAACTTAAATATAAAGAAGATGGAAGTATTACACTTAAAGGTCTAAATGAGTATCACTTAGATTTAATAGCAGTTTTGGTTAATAGCGTTAGACTGGGTGATGATACTCCTAGTTCTGAAGCCGCTTTTGACTTATGTGAATTCTTTGAACAGGAACAATTCCCTGAAGAAGAAATCGAATTAGTAGTTGTTAATAATAAAAACGACAAACACATTGAAGATTTTACTTTAGAAGTAAATCAGTTATAATCAGAAAGAAGTAAATGAGCCAGTATACAGTAATAGTAGAAGAAGATCCAGAAACAAAGGATTTACTAATCCAACTCCCTGAAGAAGTCCTAGCAGAACTAAAATTAGTTGAAGGAGACGTTCTTAATTGGGAAGATGCAGGTGATGGTTCATTTATTTTAACTAAAAAGTTAAAAACTTTAGAAGGGGAATAATGACGGTCTCAACAAGAGCACAAGTAATTACACGCAGAACATACAACAGACCTTTATCAGATGACGGAAAAACTTTTGAAACTTGGCAGGAGACAGTTTCAAGAGTAATAGACCACCAACAATGGTTATGGGAACGAGCAGCCCGTAGAGAATTAACAGACCTAGAGTTTGCTGAACTATATGATTTAGAACAGCTAATGTTAGATCGTAAAGTTTCTATGAGTGGTCGTTCCCTTTGGCTTGGTGGAACAACAGTTGCACAAAAACGAGAAGCCTCACAATTTAATTGTAGTTTCACAGAAGTTGAAACAGTATACGATGTAGTAGATTGTTTATGGTTACTTCTCCAAGGTTGCGGTGTTGGGTTTAAACCCGTAGTTGGAACACTAAATGGTTTTTCGAAACCTATTAAAAATATTAGAGTAGTACGCAGTACTCGTACCGCAAAAGGCGGAAGCGAACATAATACAGAAACTTGGGATAGTGATACTAAAACGTGGACTATTCAAGTTGGTGACTCAGCAGAAGCTTGGGCAAAGTCAGTAGGTAAACTAATGGCAGGTAAGTATCCTGCAAAAGAGTTAGTTTTAGACTTCAGTCAACTACGTCCTGCTGGCGAAAGATTAAAAGGATATGGCTGGATTTCTAGTGGCGATAGTGCTATTAGTACTGCCTACCTAGCTATTGCTAAAATTCTTAATGGTAGATCTGATAGCCTTCTTACAAGAATGGATATCATGGATATTATTAACTGGCTTGGTACTATCCTATCTAGCCGCCGCTCTGCTGAAATTGCTCTTTTTGAGTATGGGCAACCTGAGTGGGAAGAATTTGCTACAGCTAAAAAAGATTGGTGGCTACACGGTAACTCGCATAGGCAGCAATCAAACAATAGCTTAGTTTTTAAGGAAAAACCCCTATATGCTGACTTACGAAAAATCTTTGATCTTATGGAAGACGCTGGAGGATCCGAGCCAGGGTTCATTAATGCAGTGGAAGCTACTAGAAGAGCACCATGGTTTGCAGGATGCAATCCCTGTGTCGAAATCCTACTGGGAAATAAGTCCTTCTGTAATCTCACTGAAACCGATATCGGCAAATTTAAAGGGGATACCGCAGGATTACACGAAGCTATTAGGCTTGCCGCCCGTGCAAACTACAGGCAAACTTGCGTTAATTTAAATGACGGAATCCTTCAAGAGAGTTGGCATCTAAATAATTATTTCCTTCGTCTTTGTGGAGTTGGCCTTACTGGTATTGCCAAACGCCCTGATATGGGCGGCTATGATTATGAATATCTCAAACGTACTGCTACCGCTGCTGCCATTGGCATGGCTGATGAGCTTGATCTTCCTAGTCCAAAAAACATAACTTGTGTTAAACCCTCAGGTACTCTTTCAAAGATTATGGATACTACTGAGGGAATTCACAAGCCTTTAGGTAAGTACATTTTTAATAATGTTCAGTTTAGTAAGTATGATCCAGTAGTAGATAAACTACGAGCTGCTAACTATAATGTTATTAATCATCCAACAGATGACTCGGGTGTATTAATTACTTTTCCAGTAAGATGGGATGACGTTCCCTTTCACAAAGTGAATGGCAAAGAAGTAAACTTAGACTCCGCAATAGAACAACTAGAAAAATACAAATTAATCCAGACCAGCTGGACTCAGCAGAACACTTCTGTAACCATCTCCTATGACTTAAGCGAAGTAGAAGATATTATTAAGTGGCTGCTAAATAACTGGGATTGTTATGTAGGTGTTAGTTTTATTTATCGTACTGACCCTAGTATGACAGCTAAAGATCTTGGGTACTTATATCTTCCACAAGAAGTAGTAAGTGAACAAGATTATAACGACTACGTTAAACTTCTTCAACCCGTTAGTCTAGAGGATACAAATAGTTTTGACGAAATTGTAGCCGAAGACTGCTCAACTGGCGCTTGCCCAATTAAGTAAATGGAACCACAAAAATATAGCATGAATTTTACTCAGGACGAATTGAATACAATCATTGCAGCCCTAAGTGATATGCCTTTTAAAGTAGCACAACCTTTAATCACTAAAATGATTAAAGAGTTTGCTGAGTTAACAGGAAATACTGCTCCAGCCCCTGAAGCTGTAGCAGAATAAAGAAAAAGCCCCTAAATCTTGCGATTTAGGGGCTTTTTTAATTTCTATAAGCCATTATGATTTGTTTACACAATTTACTTCGTACTATATCCTCATCTAAAAATCTAATTATTTCAATACCAGGAATACCCTCAAGTCGGTCCACTGCATCATCTAATCCTGAATTTTCAATGTCACTTTGTTCAGAGTCTCCTGAAAAAATCATTTTAGTATTTTTACCGATTCTGGATAAAATCATTTTCATCTCAGTAACGGTGGCATTCTGAGCCTCATCTACTAATACAATAGCATTATCAAATGTCGCCCCTCTCATAAAACCAAGTGGTCTTGGTTCAATAGTCTTAGTTTTTAACGCGTACTCATAAAATCCTTTACCTAAAGCTCTAGCAAATACACTATCAAAAGGATCTAGATAAGGTGCATACTTCTCCTCCAAAGTCCCAGGTAAGAAGCCTAAACCTCTACCTGTTTCAACATTTGGTCTTGTTAGTATTATCTTATCTACTCTACGATGAAATAATTCTGAAGCAGCATAACTAGCTGCTACGTAAGTTTTTCCTGTTCCCGCACTACCTACTCCAAATATAATATCATTATGCCGTATAGCATCTAGATATTCTCCTTGTATAAAGTTTAAGGGTTGTACTTCTTTAAAAGAAGCAGTATAACTTTCGCCTTCATTTCTTCGAATCTTTTTACCAGTAGCCATATTATCTCCAAAAATAGTTAATAAATTACTTCTTTTTCTTACTATCAGGAATTTTTGTTCCCTGATGTTTTTTATGTAACTTTTTAGCTTTTTTGGTAATAGGTTTTTTAGATTTTGTTGTTTGTGCTGCATTTACCGGTTTTTCTGGCAACTTAGCATTTGCTACGCCAGAACTTACTAGAAATACCAGTGAAAGTAGGATTAAATATACTTTATTCATAATATCCTTATAAAATTGAGTCATTTTGGCTTGGAATGACTTTACCAACTCTACTAGAGGTAATAGAGGTAACTGGAGTAGCAGTACTAGTAGCTATACTAGTTCCAGTTATTTTTTCTTGTGTGCGACCAAAGGCAGCAATACCTAGAACAGCACCCATAGCAATGTGAAATAAACCTGCTCCTTGTAAGGTAATAGGCTGCCATTGACTACTAATTGTTCCATGACTTAGTGCTTGTAGCAAGCTCCATAGTACCGGAAATAATACAAAATCACAAGTACATACAGTCATGTACATCCATCCCATAGCGGGACGCCACTTAGAATTCATCCAATGTTCTTTTTCATCTATTTCTGTCATTTG